AAGTGGTTTTGTGTGCGAATTTACACATAATGACAGCGCAAGTAAGGCGATGTGGGAAAATACTGCGCTGAAAGCATTCCGCGGTGGTCACTATATGCAGAGCATGAGCGTCGGAGATCAGATGTTGATTGATGATGCCGTGTTTGTGCAAAAGCCGACCGGACGGTCGCGGTATCTGTTTACCATCGAGCATAGTGGGAAAAGTTATGGGGTATATGAGTATTACGAAGAAGGGTATATCTATATCACGCACAACTATAACCCGTCTTGTAATTTTGTTGCGGTGTTCCGTGACGGAGATCATACGCAGAACACGGTGATGTTGGAACACTATGATTATCTATTCGAAAATCTGGTTGACGCGTACCGGAAAGCATATTTGCGGTTTGACGATCTAGACAGCAAGAATATGGCGGTTGAGTTATTGGGAATTGATCTTTATAAATAGTTGCGTATGACGGACAAAAGTACTTGACAGACGGATAAAAAAGATGTATCATGAAAATACGGGGAAACCTTTTTCAGAGGGGTTGCCACGGCTGAGAAAGCCGCCCTGTCCTTGGCAGGTCAAAAGGTTTCCTTGTTTAAAGGGCAGGAAGAAAGGAGCAAAGATGGCGAATATCGTTTTTAATATGATCGTCGGCATGATGAAAAAAGAAAATGCTTATCTTGCTTATACGGTACGCTATAAAGGGGACGAAAAAGACACGTTGATTATTGTCCCTCATGAAAATTATGAATCTCATATCCGTTACTTATGGGATTATTTTTTCATGGATGGCAACTCTTATAACAGTAAATCGCCAATCCGATTCATTCATAACTTTATTATGTGTGATAAAGTTAGTGAGATTGAGGACTGGTTGAAATGGAATGATACGGAGGTGGAAGAATGGATGTAACGATGGTAACACAGTTAATTGGCAGTCTCGGTTTTCCAATCGTTTGTTGCGGCGCGCTTTTTTGGTATCTGGTGAAAGAAAAAGACGCACACAAGGAAGAAATGGAAGAATTACGGAAAAGTGTAGAAGCGAATACAACCGCGATTAATTCGCTTTGCCAGCACTTAGGAGGTGGAAAGAATGAGTAAAATCGAAAACGCAGTTGCATGGGAGGAACAGATCGCCGCCGATGATCGCCACGGTTACTCACAGGTACACCGGAATGGACCTGATTATGATTGTTCTAGTCTGGTAGGAACTGCACTTGCAAAAGCTGGGTTTCCAGTCAGTCAGTACAGTACCACAAGAAATCTCGGCGAACAGTTGGAAATATCTGGTTTCGTAAAATGCGGCAAACCGT